GTTGTATCTGTAAAAAAAGTTTGTGCGTGAAACTCAAGTTCAAATACAATTTTCTGTCGATAAATGGAGCACACTGGAAAATATGGTCTATTTGGTTTATTTGTCGAATATTCATCACTTGCATATTTTCTAGAAAAGAAGAAGTGTAATGGAATTACCAAATCCGATTCATATTGAGCTACACCCACATAACTCGCCAAAGTTGCATCATCAAAACCAAGGTTTCTATTTACAAGAAATCTATTTGCTACCTTCTCCGAAGTTTCTAAATAAAGCTCGTCGTATATAATCCCCCAGTCATCGTGTATCTTCTCAATTTCTATATCATCAACAGACATGGTGATACTCTTGAGAATATGACGCCCCAATTGGTCGGCGTAATTACCAACGGTTATACCAGGCATAGTTATACTAAGCCACATGTTACTCAAAAGATCTCCCATATTTCTTGGATTGAACTCCACCTTTATAGTTTGTGCAAATGGCCATCCGGCTGTTGCATTACCCGGTTTAACTATATTCTTACTTCTGTGATACTTTCGAAAGTCTGAATGTCTCTTACTATTCGTGGTATAATTAAAGAAGGATTCTTCTGGATCTTTGGAAAGCAAGTATGTATCTTGCTTCCCAATAGCTTTGAGCGAAATTTTCGCAGCTTCACCCATACCTATCTATTGCCTACATATTTTTAATATCCATTTTCCACATATCAATGTGACTTGTATTTTTCATTACTTCGAGTTCCTCTCTCGCCTGTTTAGCCTCTTTGATAAGTTCTTGAACACACTCCTCGGTGTATTGAACAGTCTTGATATTGAGAAGATAATCATACGTTCCACCAATCTTTGGGAAAAGTTGTGCAAGTTGTCGCTCCAAATCATCTCTCTTACGCTTGAAGACCACGATATCACCTTCAATGACCATAGTCACAAACTTGGATTTGTATCCACACATAGTTGCCCTTGTTTGAAGAACTTTAATGAGGTGCTCCTTTCTTCTTATGTAATGGTCGAGACGAAGTTCCACAAAGTCTTTGAGGATTTCCTCTGGACTTGAGTACTTGTAGATACCCTTTACTGGGTGGAAAAGGTGCATATTGGAAACATGAAAAGTCTTGCGCAGCTTCAAGTCTTTGAGGAGGTCCTTCCCTGTGTATCCCATAATTTCAAAATGAACATCCTCGGTGGTACTGTTATTTGTAAAGTTTGCAATGAGTTTCTTCTCTACGAGTCCATCCAGATATTCCTTATAGTCTTGTGTCCAGCGACCGGGTGGAAGTTCAGTGATAACAATATTTGTACCTGACCACTTCCAAACACCTTCCATCATCCATGTGTCTTCCTCTTTGTGTACCATACCCTTGAAACCTCTGAACCAAGGACGCATGGGTACGATAGCCTTACCATCAAGGATTCTTTGGATGTTTTCCTTGATATCCTGTGGGTTAAATGGTGGTACATAACAACTAAAACCAGTTCCAATACCTTCAGTGCCATTCACAAGAACGAGTGGTAGAGTTGGCATATAGAAATCTGGTTCAATTGACCTTCCATCGTCTTCGAGATAATTGAGAATTGGGTCGTCACGAGGATCAAATATCTTACGAGTCTCTTTGGATAACTTGGTGAAGATGTAACGTGTTTGTGACGCATCCTTACCACCCATAAGTCGAGTACCAAACTGACCACATGGCTGAAGTAGATTGATGTTGTTTGAACCCATATAATCATTTGCCAGTTTCACGATTGTATCCGCGAGAGATACTTCGCCGTGATGATAGGAAGACTTATCTGCAACATACGCTGCCAATTGCGCCACCTTCATTTCATCTTTGAGATTTTTTTGGAAACACGCAAACATCACTTTACGTTGTGAAGGTTTGAGACCATCCGCCATATGTGCGATAGAACGCTTGAGGTCTGCCAGACTGAAATTGACAAGGTCCTTGTGGATGAAATTAGTGATATCTAACTTCTTGATTGAACCATAAGGTACTTCAAGTTCTGTTGCATCCTTTGCGGTACTTTCGAGAAGCCAAGTCTTCCGATCATCCGCTTTCTTTTTATCAAAGGCGAGAACAATAGACTTATCTGTCATAACATCTGCATCAAACTTCACTGTGAGGTCTTGAATCTTTTTGAAATACTCTCGAGCTTCCGCCGAAGTTGAAGTACCCAAACCCTTGTAGTATTTAATTCTCCACCCGGCTTGTCCGGTGCCATACCAAGTGCGGAATGCGGAGTCTGTATAGAAAGACTTTACAGAGGTACCCTTGGTAGCTTTAATAATTGGTGTCACCATAGAAACAACAAATCCTAACTTGAGAAGACTTGGCCAGAAGTAATGAATCATATTGAGAATAAGACCCTTAATATGCGAACCGTCATTATCAGCATCCGTCATAATCATAAGACGACCATAACGAAGTTCCGAGACATCGGTATATTCTTTACCTTGTTGAAGACCCAAAATCTTCTTGAGGTCATTAAACTCTTGATTAGATGTAAGTTGAGACACAGAAGCATCTCGCACATTCTTACACTTACCACGAAGAGGAAACACACCATAGTGATCGCGACCAACGACGGAAAGACCCGCAACTGCCAGAGTCTTTGCTGAGTCTCCTTCTGTAACAATTAAGGTACATTTACTGGAATGTGTAGTTCCAGCCTTATTCGCGTCATCCAACTTGGGAATACCGGTAATTTTAGACTTGCGGGTGCCATCAGATTTTGAGAGTTCCTTCATTTCCTTAAACTTTGAGAGAGCCAACAGTTCATCTTGAATACCAGTTTTAAGAGCATTCTTAATAAATGTTTTTGGTGGTTCAAACTTACTTCCAAAGTCTTGAGCTTTTGAGGTACATTCAGATTTGACTTGACTTGAGAATGTTGGATTTTCCAGAGTTGCTTTTACAAAGATATTGAAAGTATTCTTGACTTGTTGAGGTCTCAACTTAATCTTCTTTGCCAATTCGTCGATGACACCGGATGCCAAAAGTGACGCCACGTGGTCCACGTGAGAACCACCTTTGGTTGTACAAATGCCATTTACAAATGATACCTGTTCAAGTCCATTCTCAGCTGGACCAACACATACTGACCAACGGTCGGTAGTGACTGAACAAAGTTCGGTAACACCCTCGTGCATCTTAGCATATGCTTCAAATCCCGTTTTTGGGAGTGCTTCATCTTGGAACTTGACCTTACAGTTTGGTGTAGTACATATGTTTGCATCCCATACACGCTTTTCAAAGATTTTGTAAATATTGATATCCAACTTTTTCATACCAAATCTTTTCCAATCTGGGACAAAAGTAATTGAAACTGAAGAAGTTGAACCAGAATGTTTTGTAATTTTTGGTGGATGACACACAGTCATATTATTGTTCCATTTTTGGGTATATGTTTGTTTTGTTTCATGATCCTTGATGATAATAGAAAACTCGGTTGAGTATATATTAGTCAATTTAGCCCCATACCCATTACGACCACCGACGATACGTTTTTGTGAATCATCATAATTTGTACTTGTGAGAAGATGTCCAAACGTGAGTTCTGGATTCCATACACCTTCTTTTTCATGCATACGAACTCCAATACCACCAAGAGGTCCGTTATTTTCAACGGTAACAGCCCCAGTTTCTTTGTCCACATTTACAGAAATACTTGTGACATTCTTCGGATGGACAGAGTTCCGGTCAATTGCGTTAACCAATATTTCATCAAATATCTTGAGTAAAGCTGGTGAGTATGAAATATTCTTCTTTTGGAACTTATTATTAGACTTGTTAAGAAGCCAATACTGTTCATCGCTGATATCTACTGGTCCGACATATGAATCCGGTCTCTTAAGGACGTGTTCAATATGAGTAAGTTTTTGAATACTCTCACCCATTTTTTTCTTTAATAATTGGAGCACTATTTCTTTACTTAGGTTTATTTACCAATAATCTCGTAGAAGTCTTTGCGCCACTGTTTCATGTCGTATCGGGTAATTGCATTTGTTTTGGGTCTCGTAAACTTTTTGATACCAATTTGTCTAAAAGCATCTATTTTTGGATTGTATTTAATTTTACCAGCATCATAACAACACTTACATACACGAATATCATCTAAGAAATATGTATTGTTGTTATCAAAAGGTAGAGCAGTTTCGTGTAGATATTCATCAAAAAGTTGAAGCTCACGACTAGTAGCATTTCTATAGTATGGGTCCAAGGGTGCAAGACATGTGGTACACAAATAATCCCATTTTATTTTCATTCTTATAGATAGAAGATGGCTTATCTTTATCTGTTGGCTATAATTTTTGTGCTTTATCTGATGATGCAAAATAAAACACGCGGTATGAATAAGGCTATAGAAAAACTTGTGAGACAGTCGGCGCGATATGCCGTTGCTGCACAACAGGATGCGTCTCCGGTAATAGCATTACTTCACGCAAATTATGCAGCTGCATATTTTTACGCTCTCCGAGACATTGCAAGTGAATCTCAAATTCATAACGCAACTGGTATTGATGTTAAAAAGTTCAAAGAACATGTTACAAATGTTCAAGATATGGTAACCCGTAAAACTTCTGAAAAATGTCCAGATTTTGTTGGTGAAGTTGACGTTTACCTGGCTCAAATTGGAGGAGAGGCTGCCTAAGTCTCCTTGAAAATCTTAAATTATTATCTGTAAAAATGCAAGTCATTCGTGATACTATGTGGAATTCCTGTCTCTCTGACGCGGTAAAAATGTACCGTCTCAGAGAACCAAATGAAAAGTGTTACAAACTTGCAGATGCGACTTGGAAGTGTAAAATGTCTTATATCAAACACAAAAATACCAAGAACAACAAAGCCATTATTTTTCTTGATGCGCCACCCAAAGAAAATACACCTGACCAACGCACATCCCATAAGATTTGTTGCGCTACAACAATGTCAGGTAAGGCTTGTCGATTCAAGGCTGTGTGTGGAGACTATTGTCGCAAGCATAAGGTAACATCTACAAGTATCGGTAATAAGGTGGATGTTAGTGACCTTTTGAGTAAGCTAGACGGAATTAAAATCCATTAGTACTATAAACAATGTTCTTAGACCAGGAGAACCTTAGACCTGTAATAATAGCAATGGCTCTTTACATCGCCATCAATCTACTCGTTCCACGCGTAATTAAGAAACCAACTGGTATCAAGTTTTTAGATGACATCGTTATGACTATGATTGCTCAACAGGGTTCTCTAATGAGTGGTACTATCATCATCGGTATTGTTGTTCTTGGTACCAATTACATTCAAGATGAACTCTTGTAAAATGTTTTCTTTTCCAACTAGATTCTTTGTGTATTCGTGATTCATATACCGAAGTTTCTTATTATACGCGTCTTCCATAAACTCCAAGAGTTGGTTCGGATTTGGCTTGCCCCAAGTCATTCCCTTTTTGAAGAGAAAATCATCCATCTCCAATTCTTGAAGTTCGCAATCGATTGTATAAGGTGTTTTTATGTATTCGGGTGCACCTCCATAATTTGTTATAATTATGACTTTATCTCGCATCGCCGCTTCAACTGCACCCATCCCAACGCCTTCCGATGATGAAAAATTTACATAACAATCACCACGATCATGTAGTTTATTCATTTCTTCATCTGATATTAAACCATTTATCACTTCAACATTTGGTATGTTTATGTTAACGTCTTTGTTGCACGTCGCCTTTACAAGAAGACGTGTATCTGGTTTATTTAACCGAATGAATGCTTCAAGAATACTTTTAAAGTTTTTACGTGGATCTAAAATATTCCCAATGTGATAGAAAACAAATGGTTTTGGTTTTGGTTCTGGTATGTGTGCATGAACTACATAAAATTCGTTATCTGGAAACTGTCTCGATAAAACACGTTTACAGAACATACTCGGAACTGCAATTCTTTTAAATTCTTTCATAATTAATCCATAATTTTCATGTACAGTTTCAGTTTCACACACTGTCATACAGGATAAGTTTTTTACTTTACTTTTGATGTATGGTAACCGAAGTAAATGATGTTCTATTGGCAACATGAAAATTAACCCATGTTCAGATTCGGGTAGCTCATGATGGAATTCATAATATTTAGCTCCAGGAAATAGATCAACATACTTGATTGCATGTTGACCAATACCCGTAAGTAAATGTGGCCCTATGATAATCATTTGGTATAAAGATAATGTTGCTTTTATATATATTAAAATGAATCCACTACAATTACGCCGAGAGATCGAAGATGAAATGAAACGAACACGTATCGATAAGACACGAATTTGCGAACTTCTTTTGAAGATTGTTGATACCGGTATTGGTGAAGGTTCTCAAGGTCCAGTTGGTCCACAAGGTGAACGAGGTCCAGTGGGTCCAGCAGGTCCAGCGGGTATCTGTAAGTGTAAGTGTGCCACCGTATCTATTACAGAAGAACCAAAGAAGGTTGTAACGGCCACGAAGAAGGTCAAGAAATCTACGACCACCGATTAATCCATCTCCTCTTAAGTATTGACCAATGTTCTTTGCTGAGATTCGGTTGATTTTTAATTAGTTCTTGTGTGAGTTTAAATTCAACCTCAGTTAGCAATTTTTCATCAAAAATTTCACCGGAAAATATATTTTCAAGTTCTTTGTGAGTTGGAAGTTCCTTTATATTTTCAAACTTTTTCAAAAAAAATTCAATCATTTACTAAAATAGATATCTAATTTTTATATTAGTAAATGAAACAC